AAAAATCTGACTTTGTTGCTGTTGACGAAACTCAAGTCAAAGCTGAAATAGTCAAGAACCTAACAGAGTTTTTCAAGCTACAGGAACAGTTAGAAGCGCACATCAGGGATTCAGAAGAGAAGGCTAGGACTGTAGTTTTCTCTGATGATGTGAACTTGATGGAAGAAGCCCTGAACAGGGTTTTGGCGCAACAAGAGATGGAAAGGTTGGTAGTTCAGATCAGAGAGTGCATGGTCTATCAATCTCCCCCTGAGATGGGTGCTTTGTATTCAGAAGTGTTCAGCATGAGAGACATCATTGCTGGAGAGCAAGCAAAAGCAAGGAAGAAGCGGGATGCAGAATCATGGCTACGAAAGGAAAGGGAGCGACTCCTAGCAGAAAAACAAGCGTACCTGTTGGCAGCTTTCCTGTTCCTCCTGTATTTATGGCTGCTGATAGGTCTAATAAGCAAGATTGGGAGAGCGTAGTGGGATGGATTGCAGCTTGTCTTCTTGTCGTATTGTTGTTACCGATTTTGGGTATGCTTTACATAGATGTACTGCAAGCCAAGTATGAAGCAAAACATCAGCAAGAAAAAGTGCAAAAGATGATTAAAGAACTTGAAAGAGAGAAGCAGAAATGAACATTTACTGTATTTGGGGCTTATCAGTCTTGTTAGTTTTGCTAGCGGGTTGTGATGACCGCTACCGCTATCCTTGCCAAGATCCTCATAATTGGAGTGATCCTGAGTGCAAGCCACCAATCTGTACCGCTTCAGGTACTTGCCCCGAAATGTTAGTTAAACCCGAGGAGAAGAAGTGATGCCTACCATTGGATATAAACCTAATAGCCGCCTGACATCAGATGAGATTGAAGTCAGGGTATGGGCATTCGTTATCGTGGTCTTGGTGACCATCCTATTGGCTTCTATGGGTATGTTCCTGTACTCTGTATCGTTTGTGCAACAGCCTATGAACGGCAGTATGGCGGCGATTGATAAAGTGTACACACAGCAGATCAGCACCATCATGGTGTTCATTACTGGTGTTTTGGGTGGTGTAGCTGGTCGTTCAGGCGTTAAGGCAATAGCCAATGCCAGTGCTAAAGCTGAAGCCATTGACAACGATGAGCCACCAAAGCCATGAGTTTATTTAATCCTTGGGTGCTGTTGGGCATCCTGATGGCAGTAGTTGGTTCTTTTGGTGGTGGCTATTTCAAGGGGTCAAATGATGAGGTTGCTCGTCAACAACTTGAGATTGCTGCCCTAAATGCAGAGGCAAGACAGAAAGAGCAAGCCCTGATAACTGCTGTGCAGACACAATCCACCAAACTTCAGAAAGCAAATCAAGATGCAAAAGTTGCTCAACAAAAACGTGATTTGGATATTGACTCTGGCACTCTCAGGCTGCGGATTCCTGTCAAAGCCCCCGTCTGCCCCGTACAAGCCACCTCAGATACCCCCGTTGCCAGCGGAGATAGCGTTCAAGCAACAGCCGAATTTGACCGAGAGACTGCTAAATCTCTTGTCGCCATCACAGACGATGGAGACAAAGCCATCAGGCAATTGAATGCTTGTATTGATGCTTACAACAATGTTTACGAAACTTTGAACAAATCACGTTAAGATTCACGTTGTTGTCATTGATTTAGTTTAATTTCAGGCAACTTCACTGGAGTTGTCATGGGCAAAACTGTTTACAGCGATCAAGAGTTTATTGAACTTTGGAAAACGTATGAATCTGCCAGTGCATTTGCCAAAGCCGTTGGCATGGATATGCGTAACATCATTAGGCGCAAAAACAACCTAGAGGCTAGATACGGCGAGCCACTAAAGTCAAAGAACAGCAAGCATCAAACCATCAAAGAAAACTCAGTCCGTAAAGAATTAGGGATTGAAAATGGCGTTGTTCTGGTTTTTAGTGACGCTCACTTCTGGCCTAGCATCCACACAACAGCGTATAAAGGTCTTCTTTGGGCAATTAAAGAGTTTCAGCCAAAGGCTGTCATTGCCAATGGAGACATATTTGATGGAGCTTCTATCTCTCGCTATCCTCGTATTGGATGGGATTCAACGCCATCAGTGATACAGGAGTTGAAAGCCTGTGAACTGGCAATGGGTGAGATTGAAGAAGCCGCCAAGAAAGCAAGACACAATGTTAATCTAGTGTGGACACTTGGTAACCATGATGCTAGGTTTGAGAACCGCTTAGCTGCCAATGCACCCCAGTATGAGCAAGTCAAGGGGTTTTCCTTGAAAGACCATTTCCCTGCTTGGCATCCTTGCTGGTCTTGTTGGCCTACAGAGGAAGTAGTTGTCAAACATCGCTGGAAGGGTGGTGTACACGCTACACACAACAATACTGTTAATGCTGGCGTAAGCATCGTTACAGGGCATCTACACAGCCTTAAAGTGACCCCTTATGCTGACTACAATGGCAACCGATTTGGCGTAGATACTGGCACTTTGGCTGACACTGATGGGGCTCAGTTTGTCAATTATCTTGAGGATTCGCCTACCAATTGGCGGTCAGGGTTTGCTGTACTGACATTTCACAATGGGAAATTGCTTTGGCCTGAGTTAGTTCATAAGTGGACTGAGGGTCAAGTTGAGTTTAGGGGTAAGGTATATGACGTATGACCTTGTGGCTTATCTCAGAGCAGAAATAAAAGAACTGCATAACATTCTGCATGAAACGCAGCTTTCTTTGGCTCAGGCCAATGACAGGCTTAACAGGCGTTCTGAACCTTTAAGCGAGGAGCGTATCTATACCCTGTATAGACGTAGCTTGGACTGGCGTAAGTTGGCTAGAGACATTGAAGCAGATCACGACATTGAATAAAAAAAGGGGAGTCCTAAGACCCCCCTGTCAATAACAACTGCGACTGAATTATGCCACACGTTCCCACACAATGCCATCTTCGTCTTCTACAGTCTCTCCGATTTCGTATTCTTCGTATTCTTCGTCTTCGTATTCGTCTTCGTATTCTTCGTCTTCCATGACTTCTTCGTCACACTGGTAAACCCAGTCATCGGTCACGTCATAGTCAACCAACCAGTCGTGGTTCTTTTGGAACTCGATGAATTCTTGAATGATAGCGATCTTGTCGAAATCCATTGTCTCAACAGTCACTTTGTCTGAACCGAAATCCCAATCTGCAATGTCAATCTCAATCTTGTACATGATGTTCCCCTTGTTATGGCATGATCGCCAAGTAAAATGCTATCTCTAATTTGTGACAGAGACCAGCAATAATCCATCAATTTTTACAACGAAAGGTTAAAGAAATGAATTTATCAGCCAATTTTTCTTTGAAAGAACTCACGAAATCTGATACCGCTACCCGCCTAGGTATTGATAACACGCCCGATGATGAAGCTATTGACAATCTGAAGACTTTGTGCGACAAGGTGCTTCAGCCTGTTCGTGACCACTTTGGCAAGTCTGTAACTGTGAATTCAGCCTATCGCAGTCCTGAGTCCAATGCTGCTGTTGGTGGCTCTAAGACTTCAGACCACTGCAAGGGTCAGGCAGCCGATATTGAGATTGAAGGCATCCCTAATCCTGAATTAGCCCAATGGATTATGGATAATTTGGACTATACCCAGTTGATCTTAGAGTTTTACACCCAAGGTCAGCCAAATTCAGGTTGGGTTCATGTGTCCTATGACCCTAATAACCTCAAGAAGCAGGAATTGACTGCTGTCAAGGTGGCAGGGAAGACCCAGTATCTGAATGGACTACAGGCTTAATTAGCCTCTTGCAGAAGTGTTTGGGGACTAGGTGTTCAAAAAACATCACATCCCCGCACTTCTCACATAGCCATGCTTCACCTCGGTCAATAGTGGTTACTTTGTTCCCACGTTGACCATTTCTCCTGCCGTAAAAGGTTCTGATCTTACGAATCATTTACTTAGTTTAGCCTTTGAATAAATGAAGAATTCCTTGTTTTCTTTCAAGGCTTCTCGTTGCCTAGCATTTTTACCAAGTATCTGACCTGCTGCAATCTGTTTTAGCTGTTTGTCTTTTAGCCAAATACTAGGCTCACCTCGCCAGTCAAACACGCTCTTTTCTTTACTCATTTCTTCATTCCCTCAATGTAAATAGCCAAACCATCTATGGTATCTTTACCAAAGCCAGTTAGCTTCCTAATCTCTCTAGCGACTTCTTCAATGACGTTATTGCGTAGTTCATCGTAGAACTCTTGTGCAGACTCAGGCTGTAGAAAGTTTGCTTTGACAGACTCTTGGCGTTGCTTGGCTTGTCGTTCAATGTCGTTGAATGCTTCATCTTCTTCAATCATTATCGGCCTCGTTTTGTAGCAAATAAAGTGTCC